GATTCTATAAAAGTTTTTACTCCATTAACTGATTGAACTCCTGTAATATTTACAAATTCACTTATATTTCCAAAAGTATTATCGCCTTTAGTATAATTAGAAGATGTTCCACCTGGAATTAATTTTGTAAGAGATATACTATTATCTACTATTTTAGTTCCTTGAATACTCGTTGATGTAATTTTACTACCACTTATAGAATTATCTGCTATTGTATTAAATGAAAGAGGGTCTAATATAGATATACTAGTTTCTTTCATAATTTGAACTCTAACTTTATCTCCAGATCTAGGAAGTTGATCTGCTACAAGTTTAGAATCAATAGTAAGTTGACTTCCAGCTCCAGCAAATAAAGTTAAAACTACCCCGCTAACTTCATATAAAGATTGATCAAGTACAACTCCATTTACTGAAACATTCATATATTCAATCCCAATTGGGGTTTGGGATAAAGTATAAACATCTTGACTTGCTGTAGCCGTAAAAGAATCTACATATATTTTACTATAGGAAGATAATTTAGAAATTGGTATGCTTGAATCTACAATTTTACTTCCATCTATTGTATTATCTATTAAAGCAGCAATAGATAAAGGATCAAAAGAATATATATTTCCAAGTCGTACAATCTGTACTCGTAATTTATCACCATCTATTGGAAATTGATTTGTAATTAAAGTTCCATCTAATGTTGTTTGACTTCCTGCTCCATTTAATAAAGTAAGGGTTGTATCTGCTAAAGTATATAAAGATTGATCTAATACTATTCCATTGATAGATATAACCATATATTCTATCCCAATAGGGGTGTTTGTTAAAATAATTTCAGTTTGATTTGTAGTTAAAGTAAAAGATTCAACTGCAATTAAAGTAGGGGTTATTCCAGCAACAGAATCAACATATAATTTATTTGCCACTTCAAAATTAGTTGTAGGAGTTCCTGAAGGAGTTAATGGGCAACTTGTAAATGTTTTTATTCCTGAAATTGTTTCATTTCCCGTAAGATGTACGGCTTCTAAATCAAGTTCTTCTATTGCTGTTTGTACAGTTGTACTAGAAATTGTACCTACAGGATTAAAAGAAACAGCAGATGCAGTTGTTGATACAGTACCCGCTGCCATAGGTAAGCTAGAAACAGTTCTATAATCATCTTGAGTAGTATCTATTGCTTGTAATATTCCATCAGCTCTTATTATTAATCTATAAATTGGTTTCATTTCTGGAGATAATCCAAAACTACCAAGATTTGGAAATGGAATATCTCTAGCTGCCGCTACATTTTTATAGCCATTATCTGCTGCCACTGCTGCTGATACTGTTTCAACTAATATTGTTATAGGTGTATGAACAGCTGTAGTAACATATACAAATGCATTTATAAATCTATTAACAGCAGAAGACATTGTAACTAATGAATAAGTAGAATTAACATATTGAGGTAAATTTCCAACTTGTTTAAAAGGAACAGTAGATGCTGTTTTATCAAATGCCATTGTATTAGCGCCAGTTTGCCAAAATAATCTACAAGTATTTGGGGTTGGAAAAGCGCTAGAAGCATTTACTACAAATTCAATATCTTCATCAGCAATTTCTCCTGCTGTAGTAGCAAATGTAGCTGCTGATCCAGTACCCCCATTATGTGTGAGAGTAATACCACTACGATATCTACAACCTACTGTATAATGTGCCCATATATGCCATTTATGGTCTCTATTATAAAGATGTCTTTCATCATATATAAGTCCATAATCAGTACCATTCCATAATACAGTTGCAATTATTATATTTGAAGTTATATCTAATCCAGGAAAATTTTTAGTTGCTAATATATTACCAGTTACTCCATCAAAATATATATAATATAATCCAGAAGTTCCATCTGTTAAAGTTGCTGTTTTATTTGAAGATACAATTATTTTTTGTCCTTGATAATAATAAGTAATTGGATTAGTAGTAGCACCAAGAGTAAATGTTGTAGTAGTTATATTTGAAGGTAATGGGTTAAAGGTATCAACAGTTCGAGCTAATATTCCATGATAGTAACTTTTTCCTGCAAGATCGGTTATTAAATTTTTTACTTGTTTTTGACTAACCATATTTTAACTCCTATGTTATATAACAATAGGAGGGATAGTTTATATCCCTCCATAGAGTTTTTTAATTTAAATATTAAACAAAATATTTTACTGAAAAAGTATCAGTTATATCTAATGCAATAATAAAATGTCCTGTCGTATTAGAATCCCAAATAAAATCAGAAGATTTCACTTGTTCAACTCCATTTTCAAGAATTTCTATTTGATTATTATCTCTAAAAGCATTAGCAGAAGCTCCAAGAACTACTCCTGAATATTCACCTGATGGAGTAGATATTCCAGATACTCCTCCAGCTCCAGTTGTAAGAGTTACAACTTCATTTGCTGCAAATGCGGTTGTAACAACATATTTAGCAACTTTTTGAGAAGCTCCTGTTGGTGCTACCATATCTGGAGTTATTGATCCAATTGCAACTTCATAAGTAGGAAGATTTTCTTCTGTTAACATTACTCTTACAGCAAATTCTATTGTTGCTGTAATTGGAACAAGAGTTACTGTTCCACCAGCAGCAATATAAACAAATGATACTTGTAAATTTTCAGAAGCTGCTGCTCCAATCGCTGCTCCATCAAGAGTACCATTAGCAGCTTGAATTAAACCAAAAACTTCAAAATCTAAATACGTAATAGGATCATTTGTTGTAGCATCTCTGATAGGAACAATATTAGCTATATTTCCTAATGAATCAGAAATATAAGTAGTAGCGGCTGTTCCAACTGCACCAGCAAGTTCTGCTGCAACTACACCACTAGAATAAGTAGAGGCAGTTCCTAATGAAATATTCCCTGGTAATTCTGTAGCACTGATCAAACTATATTGATCAGCTGTTAATGTTAGTGTTTGAGTAGGAACAAATGGTAGTGCTTTTACCCATGCTTTTTTTGCAAGATTATAAAGCGATGCAAAATTGCCGCCAAATGCTACTTGTCTTTTGTTAATTTTAGCCATTGTTAACCTCCTAGGTTAATATTAAAATTTTATCTAAAACATCTAAATCTATATTAAATTTAAATGAGATATTTGAGCACCATAATACATCTACACCTTTTTCTTGATCTACTCCATTTTGAGTAATATATATTATTTTATTATCATTAAATACTAATTCACTAGATTCTAAATCTATTATATCTCCATCTACTGTATAATTAACTCCTGAAGTATTTACATCTATGATTGTATCTTTAATTATATATCCCGTAATAGATATTACTTTCTTTTTTGTCCAACTTTGACCAGATTCTCCTTTTTCCCCTTGATCTCCTTTATCGCCCTTTTCTCCTTTATCTCCTTGATCTCCTTTTAATTCTATTTTTGCATTTAATAAAAAAATATTAGAAGTATCATTAAAAGTAAATTTTATATCATTACCAGAAAATTCTACTGCAATAATATATTTACCTGCGGGACCAGTAATTTCACTTAAAGCAACTAAATGTTTCCAAGAAATTTCATTAACATATCTCCAATCTATATAACCAGAAACATTTCTTAATTCTATCTCTCTTCCATCTATTGGAGAAGTAAGAATAATAGATACGTCATCTATTTCTTCTATGATATTTACGACTATATTATCAGCCATTTATATTCCCGTTGTAATATCTTGTTCTATTTTCCACTGACCTTCTATGTACGTTTTAACTTTTCCATTTGATAAAATAATTTGAATATCATAATAATATAAAGCTGCAGGAATATCTATTATTTGAGGTACAATTTGGAATTTTCCATTTATTGCATCAATTATTAATAATCTTCCATTTGTAGTTGATAAATCAAAATCTGATTTTAATGTTGATTTATTTGTTTTTAATGACATTTTTATAAAAGAATTAGTTAAAGATAATGGAATTCCATTTACTAAAATAGTAAAAGTAGTTCCTTCAAATGTATCACCTTTTAAATGATCATGAAAATTATATATTTTCATTTATCTTATACCCTTAATTCCAAATACTTGAATTTCTAATTTTTAATATTTTAGTTATCCAAAAACTACCATTCCAAATTTTTATTCTTTTGTATGACATCATCAAATTACCATTCCAAATTTTAATAATTGAATTATTTATAATTTCAGTTGTATCACCAAAAAAACTATTTGATACAAGTAAATAAGAGAAAAAATAATTATCTATTTGATAAAAATTCTTTCTATCTAATCTTCCAGGAATTTCTCTAAATATATTAGCCATTTGTTATTTCAACCGTTAATTCTGGAATTCCAGAAGCTGTACTATCTGGAGTAACCATTAAAAATAAAGCCATATCTGAAAATACTTGAGGTAACCCTGTTTTAAATAAATCATGATTATCTCCACCAGCTACACTAACTACTCTTCCAGTCCATAATCTTCTCATAATATGCACATTAAAAGTTCCAGCAGAAGCAACTGTACCAGTAACAGATTCAATAATTTTAATTCCTTTATCTCCAGCTTGTAATGGTAATTGCCACATTCTACCAAGAGTTGCTGCCACTGATACTGCAATTGGTCCAGTAGTTCTCCCTGGAACATCTGCATCATTTGTATAGGTTACAGTAACATTTTGTATTAAGGTTCCAGGAGTAACTTGTTCTACCCATAATTCTAAACCTTTATAATCACTTAATGGTAATCTTGATAAAAAAGATGGTTGTGCTGTTAAACTTACTGAAGCATTATAATTATATGCACCTGCTGAAAATAATCTATCAAATAAAGTAAATCTACCTGCTACTGTACATCCAAAATCTACTTTGGATAAATAACCAGTATTTCCTCCTCCAAATGCATTTAAAACAGGGTATCCTGCTACAGTAGGATTTGCTGGAAATATACCATTTGCAGTATTACCTACTGCTAAAGTTCCTGCCCCTGGATTTCCAGCTACATCAAATAAACTAAAAGGCATTGCAGCTACAGTTACTCGTGATGCTGTTTTCATTATAGTAATTCTTTGTTTTGCCGCACCCATATAACCATCTGTTGTTGTAATTGACATAATAACCTCTTAGTATTCGTGATAATGTAATTTTAAAGATATATTTCTAGCTGATGTTGCTAATGATGTTAATTTTGCACTTATTCGAGTATTTGCTGCAAGTAATTTAGTTTGACATGGAATAGAACTATCTGTTGCTGAAGTACCTCTTTCAAAAGATACCCTAGCAACTTCTTTTTCATTTCCTACTCCACCCTCAAATAATAATAATTCATATTGGTCATTACTTGATATTGTTTCTAAATTTATAAAGTGAATATCAAAAGGAACTGTAATAGTATTTAATGGAATAATTTGAGTAAAAGTTGCATCTAATCCCCATGCAGAAGAATTAACTTTATTTATAATTGTTGCTAATGCTAAAGTTGGATAGACTTTAGCAGGTGAATGTATATGTTTTTCTAAAATATAAAGTTTAGAATAAATACTATTTCCTAATACATCATCTGTTTTATTTCCTATTACATCAGTTTCTTTTATATTATTAACACTATTTTTTAATGGAATATTTAATGTTGTTTCTTTTGCTATGGTAGTTAAAGGTGTATAACTCATTTTTTACCTCTTTTTTATATTATTATCCATATGTAAGTAGCTGCACCTAAATCTATTAATAATACTGTTATACATTGCCATTGACTAACAGTAGCACTTGTTGTACTATCAATATTTACTTCAGAACTTACAATTATATCTCCAGCTCCAATATTTTTTATGTTATATCTCTTCCCAACATATGCCGCAACTGCTGTTGGCAAATTAACAGTAAACCCACTTACAGAATTACAAACTATATCATCATGTAAATCAGAAAGAGTTTGTGGTCCTGTTATAAATAAAGTTGTACCATTTCCAGAATCGATCCATACATCTCCTATTGTAGGAAGAGTTGGAGGTGATGTATTAACAGTAATTTGCTCTAATCCAGAAAATGATGCAATAGGTAAATATACTAAATCTAATCCTGTAAGAGCATCGGCAATATGAACTCCTGCTTTATTTGAATCATTTTGTAATTCACTTGCTGCTGTAATTATTATTGGACCAGAGGGATCTAATAAAGCATAATTAAAAGTATTTGTAAGATTATGGTATGTAGTTGCTGGAGTAGTGTCATCATATGACATTCTTCCAAGAAGAGGTTCATTTTTAAATACAATACTAGATGGTGTAACTAATATTGCATCAAAAGGATAACTAGCATCTACCATGAAACTTATATTATCAAAATATAATCTTGCACTAATTGACATATAACAAGAATTCATAGCATATTTCATATTTATAAATTTACATCTATTTTGTAATGATAATATTCTTGTTACATAATCATTAAAATAAATAAGATAAGAAGATTTATTTATTGCAGTATTTTGAACTACACTATCTCTGAAAATATCAATAACTTCAAATTTTTGTATATTTGTTGTATAACTACTAGTTAAAACTGATCCTTCTACAACATTTAAAATAGATAAATAAGTTACGGATAAATAACTAGTAAGTAAATAAGAATCTATGGCATTAAAAGATAAGCAAGAAATATGAGTATTATAGATACCTGCAAAAATATCCATATGATTTCCTCTTATAGTATGATCATATCCAACATTAAAACGTCCTGTTGATACAATTTTTAAACCATAAAAATTAAGTACTCCATTTGTTGCATCTGAAATAGATATATATTTAGTTCCAAAATTTAATATAACATTATGTATAACTATATCATATGTTGCTATATCTTGACTTTGAGATAAACCACCTTGTACAAATCCTGTTTCTATCCAATCAATTCCATTTCTTAAAATAGGGATTATTCTATAAGTATAAGAAACTCCATCTCCATTAGAAGGAAGAGAACCAGAATTCATTGTTTTAATTCTTAAAAATTTACCTGAATGTTCATCTATTGTCCAAGATTTAGAAGTGTCTATATGTATATTACTATCAATATCTACTAATGCACTAAATGTTCCAGAATCTTCTATAGTAAATGCAGAATTAATATCTGCTTGAGATTTAATTTTAATTCCAGTAGTTGTACCAAGACCTCCAACTATCATTTCTTTATCTATAATTAAATCATTCATGGTACTATAATCATAAATTCCATCAGCAATAAGAATTGTTATAGTAGTTCCATTTAAAATATGTCCTATATTCTCTATTGCTTTATGAAGAGAATAATAAGGTAATCCAATTGTTCCATCTCCAGTTATATCATTTCCAGTAGTTGCAATATAAATAGTTCTATTTACTAATTCACTAGGTATTACTAATGAGTTTAATGCATCTGTAACTGTAATTCCAGGAACTAGACTATCATTTTTAATGTTACTTGAAGAAGAATGCAGAGTAATAATACCTAATATACTCACTCTATCATTAATATACATCGTAGAACTATCAGTTATATAATCTCCACCTGCCTCTACTACTAAATCATAATAAGGAGATCCTAATCCAGTTAATGTACATCCAGCCGTAAGTGTAAGATATGCACCGGATTTACATCTAAGTCCATCAGTTGCAGATAAAATTCCAAAATTTGACGCAGTAAAAAATCCACCTTCTACAATTGTACCTATTCCTGCAGAACATAAAGCAAATACATTAGAACAAACTAAATTTCCACCAGTTTGACATCTAATAGCTGTTTTAGTAGGATCAGCACTTTCACAAGAAGTTGTACAATTTTGAATAATACTTCCAAATGAACTCATTCCTGCTCCAGCAATTACTACATCACCGTCATAATGAATTATAACAGAATCTACGGCTTCTCCATCAATTTGGACAAATGGTTTAAGCGTTATCTGTTCATTATATTTATTTGGAGATACTTTTAATAAATATCTATTACTATCAGAAGGTGAAACAACTCCAGATAATGCAGCATTAATTGATTTAAAAGGTTTTGTAATTGCACCTGTTGGAGTATAGGCATCAATTCGTCTATTATCTATATAAAAAGTATTAGTAACTATAATTTCTGCTGATTCCCAATTTGCATTTTTTCTACTATAAGCAGATCCATCTACAGGAGCATCAGATATTCCACCCCCTCCTCCAGCAACAGTCCAATTTGCATCTTTTCTTCCATAAGTATTTCCATCACTGGGCGCATCAGGTATTCCACTAGGCTGTACTAATTTTGTTCCCATATATAATTACCTATTTCATTTTAGCATATGCCATTATTTTTCTAGATACTCCAATTGCGATTAATTTTTTTTGTTTTTCAAATTTTTCAGGATAAGAATCTGCCATATTCTGTAATACTTCATTTGCAGAATCTAGACCAGAAATAATTCCATCACCTATAAAACTAATACAAGTTGATCTATTCATATTTTTCTTTTTCATAATAAACATAATACATTTAGCAATAGATTCTTCCGCATCTTGTACAGTATTTATTGTAATGGAAGCTTCTGTTAATATTTCTTTATTTTCTTTAAGAATATCTTTATATAATGTATTGTCTCCACTTCTATCTATTTCATATTTTTTCATTTTATAATACCCCTTATAATATTTAATTAACTTGTTGGTGAATTTTTATATCCTATAAATTCTACTGTTAAAGATGATGTAGCAGTTAAGGCAGTTGCATGAATTATAAATTTATAACATCTACCAAATGAAGTAAAATCATCTTGTAGTATATACGTTTTTAATAATCTTACAAATGTAAATGATGAAGGATTTGCTACATATTCAGCATATTCAGCTGCACTATTTAAACTTAACCATTCTAATGGAGCACCACAATCATTTATAATTTGAATTTCTTGAGGATGTAATTTTCTTGCATCGGCATTCCCAGTTACAGAAGTATTAGTTTTAATTATTTCTACATTTAATACTATAGGATCTCCAACATTTAAGTCTGTATGAGTAATCACAAATCTTTGATTTATCATTTTAAATAATCCTCATTTTTACTTTAAAATCTTTAATTATTAGTAAAAATAAATGTAAAAAATAAAAAACTCTAACACTTTCATCTGTTAGAGTTTTCTTGGCGAAAATCCTTGTCGGGATATATTAATTATTTCCAACCTTCTAGTTATCGTTTATCATTCTCCTCAATTCTTTAATCCTATAATTTATTTCATGATATTCTTCTAATTGATCTATTGAGAGTGTATAATCTTTTATTCTTTGAATAGTCTCATGATATTCATCTAACATATCTGGAGACATTGCATATTGTTTTTGAATATTTTTAAGATGTTCGTATTCTTTATTTAATTGATCTATCATTTTTTAGTAAGACCTATATATTTCGTTACTTAGTATTTTTTCTATATTATTAAATTCTGTATAAGGTATTCTTAACAAAGGCATACCATTAGTTTTACAGTAATTAGTTTTAATAGAGTCTTTCTCTCTCTGAATTTTCAAACTTTTGTCGCCTCCCCAATAAACAACAGGTTTAAAATGTTGTGCACCATCATATTCAATACACATATTAAAATCAGGAAGATAGAAATCAAATTTCAATAACCCTTTATATATACACCCCTTAAATGTTTTCTGTTTCTCATAAGTAATAGATTGCTGATCAAGAATACTCGATATAGTGTTTTCACCCCTAAAATTTAAACATTTTGAACAACCTGACCCAGAAGAATGAACTTTAGCTGACTGATAAAATTCTCCATGTTTAGGACATATAATCAACATCTTTTCAAATGCCCCTTTATAAACAGATTTTGAATAATCATAATAATTCTTATGCGTTTCATTACATTCTTTAAAAAACGTAGAGCTATCTTTCAGTAAAATATTTTTTGTTCTTTCTGTTCCACACTTAGAACACCCTTGTCCTCCTAAATGGTTTGCTATTGACATAGAAAATGATCCATGTATTGAACATATTAGATGAGCTTTCTCTCTAAGTGGACATAATTCTAGTTTTGAATAATCATATTTATTATTGTGAATACTATTTAATTTGTTTATCAAAGTTTCCTTTGTATATTTTCTTTCTCCAATATCTGAACAATAATAACAATTTATAGTTCTATTACGTAGTAAAACTATGGAATCAAAAAATATAACACCACACTTTTTGCATCTAATTTCTCCTTTTGTGTGAACACCCTCATACTCAAAATTAGAAAAATCAAGATTAGAGAATTTTAGAGCCACTTCCTCAAGATTATTATATTTTTTAAATTTTTCTGATAGGGCTATATTTTTACAAATAGGACAACCTCTCCCTAATAAGTGATTTGCAGGAGCCTGTTCAAAATCACCATGCAATCTACAAGTAATAATTACTTTCTTTTTCTTAGTTGTACAAACTACTTTGCTATACAAATAAGTATCTCCATGAATAGCCTTAAATTGAACTAAAAGGTCTTTTAAATCAAGTTGATATCTACTAGAGTTTTTATTCCCTTTGCACTTAGAGCATCCACAACCTTTTAAATGGTTTTTTGGTGTTTGCTCAAAATCACCATGAATAGGACAAGTAATTATAATATTAGTGTAGGTATTATTATACAAACTTTTCTCATAAGAATATTTACATATCGCCCGTAAAGCTACAATCTCTTTAGAGTTGTAGATGTAAGGGCGATATGTAAATTTAATTTTTAATAAAATATACAATATTATTGTAACATTTATAATATAATAATATAATAATACTAATATATAAAGAGGATATTTATGGAATACGAAAAAATAATATTTAATTTTCTAAAAGAATATAAAAGAAAACTTGAAAAAGTGGTAGCAATGGAAAATATAGAAAGAGAAAAAAGTATAACTTTAACAGATTTAATATCTGAAACTTTAATTAAGGAATTTGATTTAGATAATGAAAAGACATCACTATAAATCAGATTGTAATTATCATATTATTATATGTCCAAAATATAGACATAAAGTAATGCATAATGAAATTAAAGATTCCTTGAAAATTAAATTTAAAGAAATCTGCGATAATTATAATTATGAGCTTTTAGATTTTTCTATTGAAATAGACCATGTTCATTTTGCCTTAAAACTACAACCAACTTATTCTATAGGCTCGGTTGTTAGAAACTTAAAGTCTATTACTGGATATTATTTGTTTAAAGATTTCCCTATTTTAAGAAAAAAATATTTTTGGAATAGTGGATTTTGGACTAATGGGTATTTTGTTTCAACGGTAGGTCATGTCTCAAAAGAAAAAATTATGGAATATATAAAATCACAAGAAAATTATGATAACTAAAAATCAACAAATAAAGGATTCTCTTTCTGCTACAAGAGAAAAAAGAAAAACACAAACTTGTAAAGTTTATGAGTTGAAGTTGTCTGAAAATAAGTTCAATTTAAAACAAATTGATTTTTTGCATAGGATTTTCCTTGAAGCAAAATGGGTATATAATGATATTTTAAATTTTAATGATTTAAAAAACTATGATTGCAAAAAGAAAGAAGTAGAAATTATAAATAAAGAGAAAGAAAAGGAAATAAGAGAATTAAAAGTTTTAGGTAGTCAAATTAAACAAGAAATATTACAAAGAACATGGTGTTCTATTAAGTCTCTTTCTACTAAAAAGAAAAAAGGCAAAACAAAACAAGTAGGTAGACTAAAATTTAAAAGTCAAGTGAACTCTATTCCACTAAAACAATATGGAATAACTTATAAGTTTCAAGATGGTGGTTTAAAAATACAAAATTGTAAATTCTTATTTCAAATTAAAGGATTAAAACAAATTCCAAAAGAAGCTGAATTTGCAAATGCTAATTTGATTAGAAAACCTTCTGGATATTATCTCAAGGTTACCTGTTTTCTTCTAAAAGAAAATAAAGAGATAAGCAAAGAAATAATAGGTATTGATTTTGGAATTAAAGATGATTTAGTTTTGAGCAATGGAATTAAATTTCAAACAAAATTCACAACATCCTCCGAAATTAAAAGAGAGCAAAGAAAATTATCTAAAAAGAAAAAAGGTAGTCATAATTATTGGAAACAAAAAAATAAAGTAGCTTTAGCTTATGGGAAACAAAATAATAAAAAACAAGATTGCAAAAATAAAATTGTAAATTATTTAAAAAATAATTATTCTCATATAGCAATTCAAAATGAAAATATAAAAGGATGGCATTCAGGACTATTTGGAAAACAAGTGCAACAATCAATTTTGGGTGGAATAATTTTGGAATTAAAACAACTTCCGCAGACACACATAGTTGATAGATTTTTCCCAAGTACAAAACTTTGTCCTGAATGTGGGACTTTAAACAAACCAACTTTAGCAGATAGAGTATATTTTTGTGACTGTGGGTATTCTCAAGATAGAGATATTCATTCTGCAAAAAATATTCTTTTAGAAACAATACCTATGGAATGTAGGAAATTTAAGCCTGTGGAGTTTAACATCTCTGCAATAGATTATTTAAAATCTTTTGTAAGTGTGAACTGTGAAGCAGGAAGATACAACTCTTTAGAGTTGTGTTAGTTCACTCATATATTTAACTTTGGTTTTAAATTCTCTATCAAATTTCTAGTTGTAATTACATCATTACATATATACTCTATTTTGTCAAGTTAATTTTTCCTACAATCAAGGACATCATAGTGTATACATTTCATTTCCAAAATTGATACCATTTTTTAACTGACAGTCTGTTGTCTAATTCTTGTATACATTGTTCATGCCTTAATATTATTTTTTTCAATGGATCTTCGATAGAGTCTCTATATTCTTCAATTATTTTTTCAATTTCTTTAAACATTTTGTCCATTTTCACTTATTCTCCTTTAATAATAATAAATTTTACATTAGAAGCAGAGCAATCAAGTGCATCATATTTATTATTTAATTCAAGCTTGAGTTCTGGATAAGAGAGTATACCATTTTCGCAAACTATCTTTATTTCTTTTTCCATATAACTTTCTTTATAGCTTTGAAGTTTATTTATAAATTGTCTTAATGTCATTTTCTTCTCCTTTATTGTTGCCAAATGTATCGTTTTGTTGGCATCAACAAAACGATACATTTATTGCTTGTGCATCTAGCCATACCCATGCCCAGACCCATCTCCAGACCCAGACCCATCTCCAGACCCATACCCATCTCCAGACCCATACCCATCTCCAGACCCAGACCCAGACCCATACCCATACCTAGACCCATACCCATGCCCAGACCTATCTCCAGACCCAGACCCATACCCATGCCCAGACCTATCTCCAGACCCATACCCATACCCGGTATCAATTATTATTTTTTCCATTCCGGAACTGCCTTAATAGATTTTTCGGCGGCTTTGCTAACCGAAATAATCTCAATCGCTTGCAATAATTCCACCTCTTTCATCGGCATCGGGAATTTGCAATTTAAAGGGTCTTTCGTCCCCTCTTCTGCAAGTTGTGACAAAGAAGCGGCTCCCGACCAATACCATATACGTATTGCATTTAACAAAACAACTTCTTGTCCTTTTCTGCTTTTTAAATTTCCTGCAAAAACACCGGCAGAATATGTCCGTACTATTACATATTTTCCTTTTTCAGTCTTTTCCATATTTAATCTCCTATTCTCCTTTAAAATATTTTTGTAATTCTTCTGCTGTTGCTAATCTCATATTCCCCTTAGTTGATCTCCATCCAGAAGTAGTAACAACAGTACGCTCAACATAAATTAAGGTATCTATATTGTTTTCTTCTTTATTAAATAGATAAATATCTCCTATATCTTTTCTCGTACAAGCCAAAGAATCATCAATAACAATATCATCAAATGATTTCCATATAGTCTTAGTTCCAGCACAATCAGTTTTATGTCCAAATTGAATTGTACTTTTAGTACTATGACATTCTATTCCATACATAGAACAATCAGGACAACTACCAAGTTGTCTTAAATAATTCTTTCCTTTATATGATAATACATTATGTATTATAAGAGGGGTCTCTTGTAATACATAAT